ATCTGCTATTGATACTACTACAAAAATAGATATAGATAATGTTTTACAACCAGCGTTAATAGATTTTGTAAAAGGAAAAGCTTTAATGGACGCAGCAGCTAGAGCTACAGATGGTAATCTTGCTCAGATTAGAATGGCGTCCGCACAACAATGTATGGCTAATTATAAAGAAGCTATACGTAGATACGGTATGAAGAAAAACGACAAAACGGGCGGAACTAGAGCTGTAGTTCCAGCAGACATGAGATAAAGGGGCAACAATGGAAGTAGGAAAAGACACTAAGTTTACATTATCTATAGAGACAGGTATCAGTATCGTAGTCACTGTAGGTATGATTATTGGTATGTGGTATTCTTTACAAGCAGAGATAGAACTTGCTAAAGAACTACCAGAACCAGAGGTTTCACGTATGGAATATGATTTAAAAGACCAAATGATTCGTGATTCAATATTAAACACAGAGGGTAAAGTAGATAAGCTTGAAGAAAAAGTAGATGATATTAAAGAAGATACTAGAGCTATTACTGAGACTCTTATAGACATGAATAACAAATAATGAGGTTTACAGATGAACAACAGATTTATATCATACTTGGTATTAACGCTATTCTCATCGCTATCTTGGCTGCACTCACAATCAGTCAACTTAGATAACTTTGCAGATATACAAGCGTTAAACATACAAAAATGCGCAGTAGTACAAGTTAATGCATCTTGGAATCACGCAAACAGAGTTAAGGTAGAAAAACTAGCTAAGCTTTGTTATGTGGGAGAAATAGATTTAAATAACAAGGCTGTTGGTGCGGTAATTCAAAAAGAATGGAAAATTAAGGTTGTCCCTACTATTATCATTCTTAAAGAAGGTAAAGAGGTTATGAGATATGAACCTGGTATCAGTATGAGATTTGATGAGCAAGAAGTTTTTGATAAAATCAAGAAAGTTATACAATAATGCCAAGAAAAAAAGCTAAATCTATAAGAAGAACCACTAAAGGTAAGAACGCTAATTACAGACCTACCAAAAAAGGTGCTGGAATGACAGCTAAGGGCGTAAAAGCTTATAGAAGAGCTAATCCTGGAAGTAAATTAAAAACTGCTGTTACTGGTAAAGTAAAGAAAGGTAGCAAAGCAGCTAAAAGAAGAAAGTCTTATTGTGCAAGGTCTTTAGGACAACTGAAAAGAAGTTCTGCTAAAACTAGGAATAATCCTAATTCTAGAATAAGACAAGCACGTAGAAGATGGAAATGCTAATTAATAGGAGGAATCATGGGACCAATATTAGGTAAAGTTCTTACAAGTTTAGGTACAGAGAAGCTTATCAAAGCTATCATTATGCACCTAGGAGATTGGCTTGTAGCTAAATCATCTAACAAATTAGATGACAAACTATGGGCAGAAGTGAAAAAAACTCTAAATAAAAAATAGGAGAGAATATGAACTGTGAATGTGGATGCGGGTGCTAAATGCCTAGGCAGTCTTTACAATTAAACGACTTTAGCGGAGGGCTTAATACCAAGTCCTCTCCTAGGGATATTGCACCTAATCAGGTACAGCATGTAAAAAATGCAATTTTACACAAACCAGGTCTTGTCTTATCTAGTTCTACTTCTGGAGATAAATCATCAGCTAATGCTCCTAATGCACAAACAACCGCAGGATACGGGGCATTTATGTTTAACAGTCAATATAATACAGATAGTAGTGGAACCTTAGGAAACGCAGTTCAAGTATTTGCATTTCCAGAAAATAATGCATCTGGAACAAGTACAAAGATTTTAACATACGCTAGAAGTTTTGGTAATACTGGAGATTTTACGTTAAACGAAGATACAGGTGATGCTATCATTGATATGAAAACTGAAAACGGAGTATTGCCAATATATTATTATGTTGATGGTACTTTATTTGTATCAGATGAAAATGTAGTAGATGAGGTTGCAGATTCTCATGAAGAACCAAGACGTTTATTATATGTAAAAAATACATCTAGATTTGGAACTGACGTAAGTGGATGGCTAGATACTACTATGAAAATAGAAAAGCTAGATACTAAGTTTGAAGATATTCGAGAAAGTACAACCTTTGAAAATCCAGGTGCAGGAGAATTTAGCGTAATACTAAAAACAGACCCAACGTTTGACTCTCAATCTTTTACCACTATTGTAAAAAATGGAGCAGCAAACAAACTTGTTACAACAACAAATCCAGACGAAACTAATCCTGACCAAACAGCTGACATAAGACTTACTGATAAAGTTATATATCTTACAATCCAAGGAACAAACGATAATATGACAAGCACAAGCTTAGATTATAATAGTGTTTATACTACAGGAGTGTTTAGTTCTGCTAATATGGATGGTAATATTATTTACATTAACGGTGAAGCTATGAGAGTAAGAGGAATTAATACTGTAAACGGAAGCGGAACAAATGACATTCTTCAGTTAATAGTAGACAGAGCTGTATATACAGGAGTTCCTTTAGAACACTCAGGTGCTTCTGAAGTTCAAGTTGTAGATACAACAAGTATTGCTGTTACTTCTGGTGGTTGGGAAGCAGGCTCTTATGAGTTTTGTCATACAATAGTAGATTTGCAAAACAATGAAACATTGCCACAAACTCCTAAAAGCGATTTATTTTCTATTACAACTGGAGCATATTTTACTGGAGTTGGTTTTAGAATTAAAGATACTGGATTTACTGGTTATAAAAATGAAAAAGGCGTAAGAGTATATACTAGAAAGAAAGACGGTAATGGTAGATGGATACTATTTTTAGATGTTGACTATGAAAGAGGAGTTAGAAAAAATTTATTTGAAGACTTTACTGCTTTAACACAAGCAGATACAGATTATATGCAAGTTACAGGATTAGATATAGTTAATCCTTCTTTAGATACTTATGAAAGTATTAATGGATATTCTCAAGACGAAGAAAGCATAGATGTCGGAACAAGAGGAGCATCAGGAACATCTGGAGGATATAAAGCTGCTGCTATATGTGCTAGAAGAGCTTGGATTGCAAATGTAAAAAAGAATGGAGTTGTGTTTGATGATAGAATTTATTACAGTCCAGTAAACAGATTTGCAACATTTCCAGATAGCTACTTCTTAGATATTGGAATAAGCGATGGTGATTCATTTACAGCTTTACATAGTTTAGGAAATAGATTATTAGCCTTTAAACAAAAAAAATTATATGTTATAAATGTTTCTTCTACTTCTGATGCTGGATGGTATTTAGAAGCAGAGTATGATGGTATGGGTTGTATCTTTCAAAATGCAGTAACTAAAACTCCATTTGGTATATGTTGGGTAAACAGAAATGGAGTATATTTATTTGATGGTTCAACAACACCTAAAGAAATAAGTGTAAATCTAGATGACAATTTATGGCAGAAAGGACAAGAATTAAGTAATGTTTTACTAAAACCTTCTATATCGTATGAACCTAAGTATAAACAATTATATATATTACAAGATAGTGCTATGACATCAAACGGAGCAGTAGAAACAGAGCAACAAGTATTTTGCTTTGATTTTCCTACTCAGTCATGGACTCTTAGAAGTTGCGTTGGTACTGCTGATGTTTCTAATTTTGTAGAATCGTTTGATGGTGTATATTTCTTTAAACATTCAGACGATAAAATACATTTATTAAGCAATAATTACGGAAGTCAAAGTATAGAATTAACTACTAAAGATATAGATTTTGGTAATCCAGGACTAGTAAAGAAAGTAAAAAAAGTTTATGTTACTTCTAGAGACGCAGCAGCTGGTTCTACATTAACATTATCGTATGCTAAGGATGGAAGCACAAGTTTTACAGCAGCATCTGACCCAGGAAGTGGACAAGCAACTGTTAATAACTCAAACTACGAAGTTAATGCTTATACTATAAATCAAAACTGTCAATCTATAGCTTTGAAATTAGTAAGTAGTGGTAAAATAGATATTAATGATATCAATATAGATTACAGACTAACTAACAAGAGACCTTCATAATGCCAAAATCTGGTGAACATAGAGTTAATCAAATTGACTCTTTCTTTAGAGTCAGACCATCTTCTCAAAATATAAGAGAAGGAGAGTCAGTATCATTTCTTGAAGACGGTAAATTAGTAAAACAAGAAAAAAGAAATGGCGTTGTTTATGAGCAAGTATTTGTTGAACAAAACAAAATTAAACAAG